AATAGAACCGTTATTAACCGCTTCTTTGAAGTCATTCCATGCTGGCCCAATTTTAGCTTTCATAGCATCAACTAAAAAGTCTTTATCACCATCCACACCAAAAAAACGAAATGGCTTTGGTGCAAAGTCTGCTATGATATTACCATTGTATTTGAAATTTTCTTTTCCAATTTGCCCTCTAAAGGTTGCAAAATCTTCGGTACTCATAGAAACTTCGTTACCATCAACATCCAGAAGAATGATTTTTGTAGGCATGTGTACCAAATTATCGTCCCAGTCAAAAGCGTAGTATTTAAGGTCAGGGGTTCCGGTTTTAAAGGACAACGTATGTTTTGTTTTCATTATTGAAATGGCAAAAAAAGGGTGGGAAATTCATTTTTCCCACCCCAAAGATATTAAATATTTTCGAAAGACGCTCCAGTTGGAGTAATTAAGAATTCGATATCTATAAATTCTAAAGCCTTTGTTGGTTTTAAATAGATTTTACCTGTGAGAGTGTTTCTATCTAAATCCTCAGGAGTGGATGCAACCGTAACACGGAAATCATACAAACCTCGGTCTCTTCTAATCGCATCTAAGATAGGGTTTACCGAATCTAAGAATTGTTGTCTTACAATTTCATCATTCTGTTCGAATAACAACCGTACTGCAACCGCTGAAATCAACTTACGAGCCTGAAGTAACAATCGTCTTACGTTTATTCTATTCAAAGCTGTGTCTCTAATTTGAAGTGTTTTGTTACCAAAAATTACAGTACCAACATCAGAAAAAGTAGCAATCGGATTTATACGTCCTTGGTAAAGAGTGTCTCTATCTTCTTGTGTAAGTTTTAATCTAGCTTTTACAGAATTCACAAGACCTCTTGTATAACCAGCTGAAGCAAACCAAGGGAAAGAAATGTTGTCAGTTAAAGCAAGGTTTCTACAAACTTGACCAGTAGGTGGAATGTAAATTTGGGTATTGTTAACTGTGTCTCTTTCCAAAATCCATGGATAATAAGTTGCTGTGTATGATGAATCTATTCCAGTGTTGTCTAGATTATCAACCGCAGCTTGTGGGTAAATAATTTCATACTGAGAACTACTATCAGGGGTATACATGTTGTAGTCAGGAGTTGTTACGATATAAATCGCATCAGCTCTTTCATTTTCAACCATCCCGATAGCCAACTCACATAAGTTAGAGTTGTTTTCATAGTCAATACCAGGGGTTACAAACACGTTGATGTTTGTTGATTCCGGGTTATTGAATGTTAATTGTCCAAGTAAGTAAGCGTAGTAGTCAGTGTTTGCAAAATCTTGAGTGTTATCACCAATTACAATTCTTTTGAAAGTACCATCTCCAGAAGCTGTTGGATAACGTTGCGTTGGTGTAGAACCCTGTAAGTATCCAGTTGCTCCAAGAGCAAATCTGTCTTGGTTAGTTCTAAATTCTCTGTAGATATCCCAACCATCAAAACCACCTTGAAAAACACAAGTGAATTTTCGTGAATAAATAAAGTAGTATGGACTCTCTTGAGAAGTAGGTTCAGAATCGAAACTAGCAACACCAACATCAAAAGCAGGAGTTCCACTAGTTACCTGAGAATTTACAATAGTTACAACTGTTGCTCCAGAGTCCATGTGGAAACCTTTAGTCTGGTAGTTCCAAGGTTCTGAAGTTGTAGCCAAATCCCAACCAACAACGGGGTTCTTTTTACCCTTGTACTGAAGAAGGTCAGTGTCAATTCCAAATTGAGAGGAAATTCCTAAATAAGTTCTTCTTACAACATCACCGGAAGAAGTCACAATATTTGCACCACCAGCAGTAGTTCCAAAAGGAGGGTCATAAATTGTTTCACCAGGGAAAAAGTATTTAGTTTTGATAATAGGAAATGGAGAAGGGTTAGTTGCTGTTTCGTAAATTCTTTCCTCAAGTCCATAGAAACCACATGGTAGCGCGTCAACAGGATATTCATCTGACATTTCCACCATTATGTATGCAGAATTTAATGGATACTCACCATCAGCAGAACCAATTTTCTTACCAATAAAGCTGTTTTGTGTAGGGTCCATCGTACAATTAGTATACTTTTCATAAACAACCGGATTAGCATCCGTGTCAAAAAAGTCTCTAACCAACACATCAAAGGTTTGGTTATTGAAGGAAATGTTTGCTATTGAAATTTTTACATCAGTGTTTGCTGAATTACCATCACTGATAGTCATAAATCTAAACAAGTTGTAAACTTTATTACCACGTAGTTCTGATACAAAATATGGTGTTTTAGGGGTTTGATACTGGTCCAAGAACCATGCAATAGAAGTTGTAGAAGCTTTATCACGAGCTTCAGGAAGTGCAATCAAATCGCACTTAACACCACGAACATATCCTTTATTGTAACCATAGTTTAACATACCAAGATATGATTCTTCAACATAAATTGGAACTTCTTGTCTAGGTTTTGAGAAGTTTGTAATACCTAAAACTTTAGTAATGTAGTTTGCATTAGTTGAGTCGAAAGAAGTATCAAAGGAGAAAGTGTTGCCTTCATAAGACACACCACTCAATTGGAATGTAGCAAATGGACTTTGTGAAATTCCTGAATAAGCTCCGGTACAAACTAAATTTAAATCTGTTAAACCAGTAACTTGATATTGTGGACCATGTAAATCAGCAGTATAAACTGAAATACCACGAGAACGTAAAGTAGCCAAAATTAAATTATTCCATTCAGTATAAGCAGTACCCGAATATGTAAATAAGTCACCAGTGACTGTTCCGCTAAAAAATCCAGATGCTCCAGTAACATATTGTGTAACGTCATAATACCAAGAATAACCTGAGTAGTTATTGTTGTTTGTAACATCAAAAGTTGCATAGTACCATGGGTCGTTAGTTCCAGCAGTTAAATCAGCAGAATCTAAACTTAAGTTACTGCAACCAAATATGTTTTCAAGATTTGAATAAGAACCACTTAAGGAATTGAAATCAGCAGTAGGAATTGAGCCATATACGTTTGCAGTCGATGCTGAAACCGAAGTATCACCAGAAATATCCAACATGAATCCAAATAAATCCGCATTATACGTTGAGGTCGAACCATCTGTCAAGGTATACTGAGTTGATAATGAGTTAGAAATCAAAGCGGGTAACCCTGAGCCAAAAGACAGAGTATTACCAGATGAAAACCCAGAGAAAGTTGCTGTAAAACTTGCTGTAGCAACACCAGTGTTAATGCCAACAGTAGTGCCATTGACGTTAGCGATAGCTTGCAAACTCCATGAGGGTCCCGCATCATAGCCTGAAAGGCCGAGAATACGTGTTACAAACAATTGATTAGATTGTTGTAAATAAGCTTTGGCTATGTAAGCGGCTTCGTACTTAGGTATTTGTGTATTTATGAATTTGGTTGGTATGGTACCACCAAAAAAAGTTTGAAATTCATCAAAGTTAGTGATGAAGATTGGTTCAAAGGCTGGCCCTTTTTGTGTTTCGCCTACGAGACCCAAAGTTGTTACACCAACACTTTGAGCAACAAACGATAAGTCAGTTTCAGATGTGTATACCCCTGGGGACACAAAAACTTTTTGGTTTGCTTGAGATGTTACTTGAAAAAACATTTTTTAATTTTTCTTATTCGGTTTTATTTTAATGATAAATATTTGAATTAAACACAAAAAACTTGACTTTTAAGTATGTATTATTAAGCAGTATGTTTTTTTTCTGCCTTTTTTCTACCTCTATGAAAAATACCCCTAAGAAGATTAAGAATCTAAAAATATCTGAATCAACACACCAGGTGTTAAAAACCTACTGTGAAGACAATGGATTAAAAATTTACAAATACCTAGAAAAGTTAATTCTGGAAAACTGTAAAAAGAAAAAAGATATCTACGGAGAATAATTATACCAGCTTTGCTTGGAACTCTATGTTTGCTTCCCCTGAAGATTCTTTTGTAATATCTACTCGTAAAAGGTCACCGGTATTGAGTTGAACAAAATCAACATTTTCTCCGTAAAAATCGTTGTTAATATAAACTTCATAAGAAGTTACGTTTAAGGTACCAACTAATGTTAAATTAATTCTGTAATCAACTTTATCGTCAATAATTGAAGTGTTTCCAGAGGTATAAAATAAATTATACACAAATTCATCAGGATTAGATGGAGTTATTTCCGCTCGTTTCCCTTTAGGTACTTGAGTGTCCACTTCAAATAATTGAACCACCCGTGAGATTGCTGGTTTGACCTCAAATTCTTCTTCATCAATCAAATATCCGAGCATTGTAAAATCATAACTTTGGATATAATAATTTCTTTTATCTATATCAATCACCGACTCGTCTGAAATGTTATTCATAATAATCGGAACGTACTGCCCCTTGATAAAAGTATACGCCTGTCGAGATGAAAAAGTTTGTAACACATTTTTATTGAATGTGTTAAGTTCCCTCATTCTATTACAGATAATTTTTACGCTAAAGTTAATATCAACTGGAACCGGTTGAGGAATTGTATAAATGTCATATCCTTTTTGATTTCCATTCCAAGTCGGAACTTTTGCATAATAAAATTGCTTTCGAACTGGAATTGTATATTGTAGCGAAGGATTCGAACCATACTTAACCTCAGGTTGGCGAACAACAGTAATAAATGGAAGTTGTACGTTAAAATCTTGGTCAACAAAGTTCCATGTTTCAGTGAACTGAGACCAACGTTGATTGGTGATTATTTTATCAACAACACTTATATCTTTTCCGGTTACAGTAGTTTTTAAGGAAGTTTGAACAAAATCTAACATTCCTCCATCTAAATCGGCATGCAAAACACTCTGAGGTAGATAGGTTCCGTCTTCATTGATAAATTGAAGAAGTTGTTCTCTTCGAGCTGAAAGAATTTTAGGTGGAACCAAATTAATATCTGGTTTCACCTGTTGTTTGAATATAGGGACTTTAGGTAGTGCCATTAGGTTCCAAAGAATTCGTTTTGTGAGGTAGGTACAGCAATGACGGTACGATAAAACGGTTTGTACCCACCATAAGTGTGTTTATTATCAGAAACCACACGACCATCATCCGATACGGTGTAATATCTTACTTTGCCCTCGGACTCGTAATTACCTAGGTAATCGCCATAAGCA